TGGCAAAGTGTAGCTGTTTCCGCATCAATTTTCTCACATACTTCTTACATGCTCCTCTCTCAACCAATTCCGATCCTCTCGTGACGTAGCTCTCAGCCAGTGATCTGTAGTCCAGGGGAGCATTGCTTTCAATTCTTGCATGTACGAACGTAGCACAACCACGGGTCAGGTACTGAGCACAAGTTTTCTCACCAGCACGCATGTCCATTCTCAAAAATTCAGCGATTGTGCCAATGGCCATTTTGGTTGTGTTGGCTCGCACTCCCATTTTGGCTGTCCTTTTGATCAACGTAGCTGCTGACTGAAGATTTTGAAGGCCAGCAAAGACGTCATCACCATTGTGAATTGACTTGACTGCTAGTTCATTAATCTTACTGTCACGCAAATACGCGTAGTTCAAAGCCGTATTTACAAACGTTGTGAGCCTCCATCCTGAGAATAGTGTGCCAGATGCCTTGTAATAATCACCAGTTGCAACAACTTTGACGATCATGTTAGCAAGCGAGTTTCTAGTCCACTTGAATGATTCAGCTTGCTCGAAGGTCAAATCATCTGAGTACACATTAAACCAAGCATCGAGCGCCGCAGCCATTGCTTCGTAGGAATGCTGACTGTTGAAGTCGTCGTAATCGTAACAGAAAGGTATTTTATCACTAACATGTTGTAGATTGTTTTTGACGTAGTCCGCATTAGCATTTGCTCCAGTTGGCACGAAATGTGGGAAGGTGTTCTCACAGTTCGCTAGACCAAAGTCAGCATGCACATGACTTGTCAGATCACAGCCGTACAGTGCCCTTACCTTGCCCCACTCGTATTTAGTTGAGGTGTGTGCTTCGATCATCTCAGGTCTGTTTAACCAATACGCGTGATCTCGATTTTGCATCGATGCTAGAGCAGATTTCTTGGTCCTTACAGTCCTATCGATTTTCGCCAGCACCTCAAGATCATCAACGTATCTAGAATGCACAGCTCCATTTGGTGTAGTGATCATGCGTTGCTGCCAGTAGTCATCCCAATTCATTTTAAATGGTGTTTTTCCTTCGGCTTTAGCAAGCGTAAACAGTTCACATGTTGCATCAAAGATCTGTTGATAGCTGTGTTTAGTTACATTTGGTTTCGTGCGATGTTCTTTTTCCACTTCCCAGTCCACTTCAACATCAACACGGTTTGCAAGCACATTCAATTCAAACAGTTGCACCAGATCGTACTTACTGTAGTGTTGCATTTGCTTAACCCATGACCCTTCTTTCTTCAACCATTTATCGTTGATTTTCTTGTACGTACGGAGCATCCCGAAAAAGATGTTCAGTGTAGTCTTGTTAGCAGAATAGAAGTACGTCCAAAAGGTTGCGTGTGTCGTCACCAGATCAGAGTATTCATCTAGAGCCTTAGCCAGTTCTGCCTCCCTGCCTTTGAAGATCAACACTTCTTTGCTCCCGAAGATGTCTTTGATCCTGACATGAATGTGGTGATGTTGTGTAATTTTTGTTTTGAGAAGTCTGGTTGTGTCGTAGACGTACTCTCCCGCCGTACTCTCACTCTCCCCAATGTCATGGTACGCATCGTAAGTAGTTGTTGGTACTTCACAATTGTAGAGATGTCGGTAGTTGTGACACATTGTCGCACCAGCCAACTTAGCTACATTAATTTGTGAAGCATCAACTCTTGCTAGTTCAGCGTAAAAGAAGAAACAGTCAATTCCATCAACGACAAATGCTTCGTAGGCTGTGCCATTAGCGTACGCCCACTGTCGTTGAAGCCCCGTGACTGTCCATTTGTGTCCTTTGGCATCTACAACTTGTTTGACATCTTTGGGGTAAGTTGCCATCAAGGTGTAACATGCACTGCCAGTATCCGTTACCATGCGTTGATTTTTATCCAAGAAAGGCGTTACAAAACGTCCTGTCGCCAGTTTGGTGTGGCTTAATGCACATCTGCAGCCTCTGACGGTATTACAGGAGTCTCCGCATCGCCAAGCTCCTCCGATGACTGTTGCAGATTCGTCGGTGCAGGCAAGCCAGGCGCAGATGGGATTGCACGGCTTAACGAGTACTGGACTGCACGAAAATCCTGCTTCTTGACACGTACCAGTGGAATCATTTTCATGCCTTCTCCACTGCGCACCATTTTAGTCGTAACCGGGTGTAGTCCAACAGCCTGAGCCTTCATGATTACGTTGCCAGTCAATTGCATTTCGCTAGTTCCGTTAAAGATACGCATTCGGAGGTTGCTCATTGAGTAACTTAGTTTAACATTGCCACGATGCTGCCCGATGTCAATCCATGAGTTAGGCCTTTTGATGATGTGCTCGTGCCTAACTACGAAAATACGTGCTTGATCACCACCTTGCACATCAGTGTACAAGAATCTACCGCTTGCATTGTCAGACCAGTTTGAAATCCTTTTCTGCGAAAAGACTTCAATTGCAGTAACGTCGTAACCCATCATTCTGTGAATGTTCATGAACTTAGAGAATTCACAGACGTCAGTAAAAGTGATCGCTCTGTCAACACCATCCACACTGCTGACACTGACCTCGTCCTTGAGTCCATTGGCAAAATAAGCATCTTCATTGATTCCGTAAGTCATTACAGGAAAGGTAGCAGCTGTGAGTTGTGTAACAACGACGTGCGTCTGTTGGTGCAATGCAGCAACTGGAGCATCAATCTTGTAAAACTTAGGCGCCTGGAGGTCAGTGATCACAACTGGGACAGTAATCAGAACTTCAGACGAAATACCTTGAGCACGGTTCAAGCCACAACTCAGACCGTGAGAGAAATCAAACTCCATTCCGTAGCGGTTGGCAACTAAGCTAAAGTCTTGCACGATGCCATTGAATGAAGTAGGTGCACCATCAACGCAGGCTTCAACAAAGTTAGATGAATTAATCATGTCTTCGTTCTTGAGCCTGACCACATTTGCCAATTCTACGTAACAAGCCTCGACCACAGCGATTGAATGAAACAATACCGCAGACCGTTCTTTGATCCAATTCTGGTAAGTCTGCATCCAGTCAGCCCTACGTGAAAAGGGGACTCCATCTTTTGCTGACTGGTAGTAGCCTGCAGTACAGTACACACGTGGCATGTTGATTGTCTGTGCACCCACAAACCAGGCCGTTGCTTCAACTGACCTAGGGACTGGTGCAACAAAGATTTGACAAATCATGATGTACGCGTAAGTGAAGTCAGTGAATAATTTGTTAGACGTGACGACATTGTTGATGACCTTTAAAATAGCTGAAGACGTGATTATCTCAGGTACCATTACTGGTTCATCTTGTACATTGTTACAGATGAAGGCAGCATCGACAAGCCTCGGAGAAGAGTGTGCTAATGCGAAAGGTGCCTTCTGTTCCCACTTGCCTAAAGCTCTTCCTATGATGGTCTGATCAAGAGATGAGTAAGCGCCAGTCCACATGTAAGCCGGTACAGTGTAATCAGTCTTGTTTGTAAGTTCAGGTAGGATGTCAGGAGATAGGTCCTCTGTTTCGAAAGATTCAGTTGCCGAAAGACGTTCAATGTCAGATGGAAAGAGTTGCGAGTTCAGGATTTTAACATGACCATTGTTGTAGAATGACTCAGTTGGTTCGTAGACCAAGTCCTTGTCAAATTCGTAGAGATAGTACATGCGTAGCAAATTGTAAAGCAAAGAAACACTGTTATTGAAGTTAACCGAATCAAACACCTTCTCTCTGTGCTGCAAGGCAGTCATGCGATTACCAGAAAGTTTGTGAATCCGATTGAACACAAGTTCAGGGTCGAGCATGCCATTAGTGTCTACTAGTTCTTTGTTGTAACCATCCAAGATCGGCACGTCATTCGTAAGAATTCCATGGTACTTGCCGAAAATAGTCACTTCATTTCCAGTAAACTGGGCATTTCTTTTACCTTCGATCTTACTGAGTTCATCT